CAATAAGGTGATTTTCAGCTTCTCATCGCTCCACGATGTCTTCACTAAATCCATAATTCCGGCTTTTCTTTTCTCGTATGCGTCCCAATCCACCTCACGAATCACTCTTTTTGCTTGTTTATCAAAAAAAGTACGTAACTCGTTCTCGGTCTGCATATCAGATCGGGTAAGTTTGCGGAATATTGCCATGTCCTTCTGGTAGTCAGGATGGTACTGCTCCCCCGGAAGTTCACTGGCGTGGTAGAGGGCTAAAAGCTCCTCAGCTTGTATGAGTTCGCTTAGTAAGGGCATGGACAACCTTGTTCAACTGCTCGCCGAACTTTAGCAGTAACGGGTTGCTTCCCTCGTTAGCTTCCTTTTTTCCCGGCGCTGGTTTTGTATTTACGCTATCAATCTCTTTTTGCAGTTTTTCAATCTTCTGTTCAAACTCAGTCTTTTTGTTAAACACTTCCAATTCTTTTTTGGCTTTGTCTTGGTCGCTCAGCTTCTCACCCTTTGCCCGTCGCTCTAAGTTTTCTTTGCGCACCTGTCGTGCAAAGTCTTTCATCTCTTGGCGAATCTGTTTGATCTTTTCTTTTTTTGCCTTCACCTCTGGGTTATCGCTGGCTTTGGCTTTTTTCTTTTTGCCACTTCCACCCTTGCTCTTCGAGCGTTTCAACGCCCCAGAGATCTTGCGTTTGTGTTCGTCGCTCAGCGGTTGGCCTTTGGCAGCTTCAATCACACCCGGAATCCCGTTCTCGTGTGCTTCAGTAACTTCCTCTTCGGTAACAATCGGCTCACCGTTCTCGTCTAATTCCTCGTCTACCTCGTCTAAACCTGCCTCTGGGTCGGTTTCTAAGTCAAGTAGCATAGCGTCCATTTCTTCTTGGCTAAAGTCTCCACCCTCTTTTTGTGGCAATCCGAGGTGACTTCGGGAAATACGCTCAACACTCTCGTCTTTTTCAATCACTCCCTTGTCCATCATCTTCGCCATAGCCTCGCTCCATTTAGCTAGGTCTACGTCACCGATCTGCTCGTAGCTCAGTACTGGTGGTTCGGTGTCTGGGAAGTTGTAAGCAACAATCTTGTTGATAATGTACTTCTGAATGTTTGCTTGAATGTAGTTTGCAATTGCCTCGAGTGATTGAATAAACAGCTTTTGGTGGTCTTCACTCAATGCGTAACTGCCGGTCGAACTTGCCCCAAGGTCAATGAACTGTGCTAATACGTTCTTGAGCATCTGTCGGTCGTGGTGTCCAATCATCTCAATAGGGCTTTTGATTGTGCCGGCCTTCATGTCCATAAAGCCCACTTCCCAATCAACAGGGAAAATCAACCGGCCTTCTTCGTTCGCGCCGATGTTCGCCAGTATTTCCTCCATCTTGTCCACGTCTCGCTCTAGTGCGCCGGTTGGCTTCTTAGCGTAAGGAATACCGAGGCCTTGGCGTTCGTGTGCCATCGCGTCGATCAAGTAGTACTTGCTCTTGATGTAGTAGTTCTGGAATGCAGGGCGCAAAACAGATCGACCCCACCAGCTCCCGCCTTCGCGTTGGTTAATAAACACCACTAGCTTCTCGAAAGGAATATCCACACTTTCTAGTCCCACGTTCTGGGTCATCACGTTTTTGTCGTCGTCAAAGTTTACGATTGTAGTCGGCCATCGGCTGGCTAGCTTGCGAATGTACAGGTAGCCGTCCTTGTCGAAGTCCCAAACTAGCTCAAACGGCATCACACCGAATGGTAAGTACAACAAAACCTCTTGCAATGTCTCTTGCCACGTCTTTGTCATGCCCTCAAAAAGATTCCACTCTACAAACTCCGCAGCCTTCTGGCTCTTGCGGGTTTCGTCCGCGGGGTCAAGTCTCCACTTTGTCGAAAGGATCGGCAGGAAAATCGCCATCAATGCAGCGTTAATGGTTGCGTCCACAAGTCGCATTTTGTTGAACTCTTTAATGCCCTTTTGCCCTTTGAGGTCATTGTTGAACTCTGTGGTGTTGACAATGTTATTCAACATCAACAACCCGCCGTGTCCAAGTTCATTAGTAGATGGGGCTTTGGGTTCGGTTGGCATAATTAAAACTCTTTTTTGCGTAAATCGCCGGTAATGGTTTTTCTTCTAATCCGTGTGCGCTGTACCGGCTGTTCAGCGGGTGCTTTTTCCTCTTCCATGCTAGCATGAATATGAGCTATCAGTAAATCATACAGCAAAATAATTCCATAGCGTAGTGCGTCCGGACCGTGGTCATTGTCTTTAATTGGGATTGTCGAGTACGTCCCGTCGAGGTTCTTCTTGCGCTTGTACCCCATCATCTCGAGGTGCAACTGGTGACAGTTGCGGGTAAACATGATTCTGCCAGTGCGCAACAGGTTCTTGACCATCTTGATACCGTTGTTCACTTCGTACCGCGCGCCTTCTTTGTGCTTCTCCATCATCGGCGCACCGCGTCGTCGTCGGTCTGCAATCTCAGTAATGCCGTGGTAGTCAGGAATCCAACCCCGCACGTTTTCGGCAATACTCATCCCGTATGTAGCCAGCTTTGATTCTATGGCTTGCCAGATCTCTTCTGTGTCATAGCCCACTAGGTATAGCTCGTCGAAAATAATCACACGGTCAAAGGTGGTAGGAACAAACGCAAACAGCACTACGTTTGGGTGCTTCTCCACGTTTCCAAAGTCCTCAAAAAGATAAATGTACCCCTGCTTGTTGTCGGTGGGTGTCCAGTCAATCATGTTCTCTTCTTCGCTGTACACGCTTCCGTAAATCACGCCCTCCAATCCCGGACGCCTACACAACCACTCAGCGTCCCACACTTCGGGGTCGAGCTTCCGGTGCTTGGTAATTGCGTCGTCCCAGCTGTAATACCCGTCTGCTTCCTCTATGCGGTCGGGCAATTGGCCTTTGAACTCGTCGAGTATCTTCTTGAGTTTCTTAGGGTCGGTCGGTAGCTTCTCGATCACTTCCCAAATACACCACTGGTACAGTTTTGTGTCCTCATCGTGCTTGGCTTCGTCAATAGCGCGTTGCATAACTCCGCTCGGGAACTTGCGCGTACTGGTAATAACGATCTTGCTTTCAATGCCATTCTTGCTCTGGGGCATGGAGAATGCTTGCTGGAGAATGAACCACAACATCAGGTCGATCTCGTCCAAAAAGAGTAGTTGAGGGTGAGGTGAGTTCACGCCACTAACAGTACCCGTGACAATTTCCACCTTTGCGCCGTTGTCTAACGTGGTGCGTTTCATCGACTTTTCTTTTTTGTGGTGGGCGAATGGGAATCGGTCGCTAAAGTTCTGGAAGTACTCGTAACACCTCTGGGCTTGCGCTTGGATAGCACCTACCGTAGCAATCTCTGCCGGCAGGAAGTAGCTCATGATGGTGTCGAGAATCGCAAAGTCAATCGTCTTGCCACCAGAACGGTTAGCAAGTACGACAGCATTACGGAACTCGTTGAAAATATAATCAGCTACAAAGTCGAAGGGGGCGTTGTGGTCAGGGCAGATCTGTTTGCGTGGTATCTGTACGCCGAGGTTAAAAGCGATCCACTCCCACAGCAGGTCTTTATCCTTTTCCTCAACTGCCAGCCTCAGCGCTTCCAGCCGTGTTTTCTCCGGTATCCGTAGCTCCTCGCTCGGCTCGTAGTTTTTTTCGTTCGGCATATTTCTGTAACATCCTCTCAGCAGCCAGTTCTTCTTCTTCGCTTTGTGGTGCGTCGTCGAAGTGGTGAGTGTTGTCGGTCTTTGGCATAAAGCGTTTGTCTCGTCGCTCTAATAACCACTTGGCCGTGTTCACGTCACCGGGAATAGGTGGGTCTTCAACTTCCACCAGCTTTCTGTCTCGGTCGAGCGCTTTTCTTTTTCTGGCCGGTGTTCCCACAATGGCCTTGTGTACGCTCACTAGAGCAGCAATGGTGGTAAAGTCCTCGGAAGCCTCAATTGTTTCACGGAACGTCTTTGATCGGTTCAGGTATCTGTGGAAGGTTTCATGACTAATGCCAGCGGTGCGGTAGGCCTGTTGTCGGGTCATGCCGTTTTGTAAGCCGTTAATCAGGCTGTGAAAGATAAATTCATCCAATGCGAGTACATTGCCGTCCTCTCGCTCGGTGTGGGCTTTCAGCTCTTCAAAGATTTTCGCTAGTAATTTGTTTGGTTGTTCGGTTGCCATATTAAAAGTCTTCTAACGGTACGTTTTGTCCAGCCAGTGGGTGAGTGTAGTCTGGCAGGTACTCAATGTTACCGTTTTTTATAAACAAGTGACACACCTCGTCTCCTACTCTGCTCACAACGCTCGGGCTAACTGTCAGTGTTTCTTCGTCTAGTTGCCATCGGTCGTCAATGTAATGACCACAGCCACAAGCGGTACACCAAAATGCCCTATAACCCTTTGTGTCGCCTTGTGTTTCTAGTTTTCTAAACTTCATAAAGTGCGCCCGTTGGTCGCAAGTGCAGGTACTACCATTCTAACACTGCCTTCCATGTTTCTACGTCGCACTGGTCGCCAGCGCGTCCGGTTTCTATTGCGCGTTGTATCTCACCTTTGATCTGATCTTGGGTGTGAACGGGTATCAATTCCCAATGGTTGCTCAGGTATGTGCGTACCATTGTCGGCGCAGCTGTTCTCCGGCCGAGTGCATATCTAAAAGCAAAGAACATTATGTCCTCTGGTAGTGGCTCTAACGATTGGCGTATCATTTGCCTCCCATCATGGTTTTGCGCCAGTTGTTAATTGACTGCTGGCTATACAGTCTGAACGCGAGTTCCGAGTGTGGGTGTTGTCCGGCTTTCTTGTGGTATCTGAAAAGTCCGGGATACTTGCGCATTAAATACGCACAATCTTTGATCTTTGCCTGTTCTCTCTCTGGGTACGTTCCGCATCCGCCCTTTTCGTAATGCTTGGCGAGTGGGAACACAAACTTATTCACCAATACTTGCCCGCGTCGGAGTAGGTTTTCGGCTGTGTACTGGTAGTCGTCCAGTGTGTGCAGGTGTTCGGTGTCGAAGCGTAAATCCCTCTGGCGCTGGATCAGTGTCATCTTGCCTACTACTAACCCCGAACGCATCCAATGTTTCTCTCTGAAGTATGGGTTGTCGAATGCTGAAAAGCCGGCGTAGCTTATGCCATCGGTTTCGGCTCTCAGTATCATGTGCTGTGCAATGTCTAGTAGTTCGTGGACGGTTAGGTGGTTTTTGAATAGCTGGTAAATGTTTTTGTCGGTTCTGGCCGGTACAAAGTCTCGATCATGGAATCCCAATGGTAAGCCGGAAAAACCAGAGATGTTGTCGTCCATGTTGAAAAGCCACTCCCCCTCAGCCACAAGGTTGTCCACCATCCACTGTCGGGCGCTTGGCATTCCGAGTGGCGCGTTGCTCACAACAATCTTGCTTGGGTTGATGGTTGGGTTCATCAGGTAGCCGGCGCGCTCTTCTTCGTTGTGCAACACAATCACATAATCAACTCCCGCTTTTTCGAGCATGAGGTGGGTTTTGATCTGGTTCGGCCGGTTGTAACTTGGAATGGCTATGCGCATGGATACCCCATATCTTCAAGCTCTACCTTAATGTCGATCAGGTAGTTGTGTAATGCGTCCTCTTCTCGCCAGCTCAGTTTGTTTTGGTCGCCCTCGTACTTGGCTAGGTACTCTTGAATCGCTTGGTACACGTGTCGTGCGGTATTAACATCTGGTGCGGTTCGTATGCGTAAACTCATTTTGCCATCCGTTTCTTTTCCCGTTCAAACTTCACGTTACGGATTCGCTCTACCTCTTCGCGCAATGGTAGGCAATCCCACATCTTGCGGAGTGAGTAGTACACGATAGTGAATCGGTACGCATCGGGTGTCAGGAACTTAATTGGTGTAACGCCATGCAAAATCTGCTGGCCGTCGAAAATAGTCACAGAGTTGTTTGCAATGGCTAGCCCTACATCATAGGCGGGAAGGGCAAGGTGTCCGCCGGCTGTTCCGCCTCGGATGGCGAGCATGGTGCTAAAGACTTCCTTAAAGTTTCCAGAGTCAAAGTGGTACTTGAGGGGGTTGTTTTTGTTAACGATTCCCGAAGTAAACGGCGTTCCCGGAATGACATAATCCCGTAAAACTTTGTCGGTGGTTTGCGTGTGCGTGGCATAAGTCTCTGGTGCGAAGTGCTGGTTGTCGGTAAATGCTAGTTCGATTGCTTCCTTTTCGTCGGCTGGACTGTTCAGGTTTACCCAAACGTCCTCAATCCCAAGCTCTGCGTACACGTCAATGCGGTGATTGCCCCCGAGTAACTGGCCTTCTTTGCCCCACTTTTCGCCGGTGTTCACTTGCAGGGGGTGACGTTGGCCTTGGCGCTCAATAATCTCTTTGAGCTGGTCGTGTTCGTCGGTAGTGATTTCCCTCGGGTTCTTGTCCCACTTAAAAAGATTCTTAATGCTGGTGTAGGTGCGCCCATCTTTAACAAATGTCTTCATGTCTGTCTCCTAGAATGGTGTGTCCTCTCCCTCACTTGCTGGTGGTGTCCAGTCGTCGGTTGGGTCGGGTTCTTGTTGGGGTGTGCTTGCGCCCGTGGTCGCTTTTTTACTTCGATGTGGAATAACGTCCTCGGCAATGATCTTGCTCGAGTATCTTTTTTCGCCGTCTTTTTCGTAGGTGGAATTGTCAATGCGTCCATACACAGTAACGGCTTGGCCTTGGGTCAGGTTCTTGCTCAACCACTCAGCGATTTTCCCGAACACAGTAATGTTGTGAAAGGTTGCCACGTCTTCGTAGCCACCCTCAGCTTGTTCGTTCTTTACGCTTCGGTTTGTTGCAATGGAAAAGTTCAACACAGCCACTTTGTTTGGTGTGTATCGTAACTCGGGGTTTCTGGCACAGTTGCCAACAAGGATCGCTTGATTTATTGAAAATGACATGGCGTTGTTCTCCGTTCTGTAATGTAGTTACAGTATGCCGTGAGAATCAACACTTTACAAGGGTTATTTTTGGTGGTTTTTTTTGTCGCGCTTGCGTTCGTTGGTTTGTCTGGTCTTAATGCGGGCAGCGTCAAAGTTTGCTTCTTTGTTTCCCTTGAGAATACTGGCTAATATTAAATCACCCTGCTTCGCGCTTTTATCTAGCTTGGCCTCAAAAGTTTTGAAGATGTCTAGTCGGTTAATGACCTTGACGACGTTATGCTCCATGATTTCGCGATGGTTGCTCAAGTCTTTGGTGTCGCTAGCGATTCTAGCAATCTGGTCTGTCTGTAAACTCAGTCTAGCGAGTATTCGCTGTGTCACTTTCTCCAAGTCTCGGAAAGAACCTGCAATCCGAACCACACAAAAGGTCAGGTAAAGCGTTTGGAATGCTAATAATAACAGCGCAGACAGAACGAGGATTTGGTCGAGTTCATTCATGTGATCCTTTCGGGCAGGTATGCTCCGCTGGTATAAACCATTTCTTATGTTCCAAACAAAATTGTAGCTTAGGTTTTCGCGGTACGTCTTCAACCTCAGTAATAACGTCGGTTTGGTCGTCTTTCGTCATGACCTCTAACTTCTCCGGTGTCCAGTCACTATCACTAGCGCGCTCTAACAGCTCGATTCGGTTTTCTTTTCCAGCCAAGGCTCGGAACTGCGTCCAACTGAGATAGCTAAATGTATCTCTTTGTTCTAGTGTGTACGCTTTTGATACGTCTCGGTATCGGCAAAGTGTGCGGTAAGGAATCTTGACTGAGCTTGCAAAGTCTCTGAGCTTCTTCGCTCCAAACACTCGCGTGATTTCGATTGCAATGTCGCCCCACTCAAACTGTTCTTTGTCTGCTTGTTGGCGTTTTTGTAATGCGTAGTCTATGATTTCGTCCCAACTTAACTCTTTGGCGTCAAAGCTAAGTTCAAGCATACGTTATCCTTTCACCGATACTCCCATTTGATCAAGAATCTGATACACACGCACGTCACTAATTTTGTGGTCGGTCGCAATGTCTGGAACTGGTACGCCCTTCTTAAAAGACTTCACAATCTCTTTGTTGCGGTCGGCCTTCTTGTGTGTACCTCGGCGTGGAATGCCATAGTCGTCAAGAATCTGGTAAATGCGGGTACTACTCACGCAGTACGCTCCACAAATAACAGGGATAGGAACTTCATTCTGGTAGTCTTTAATCAGATCGAGATTTCGATCTTCTTTTTTTTCATTTTCGCTTGTCATGTTTTCCATTATCTAACACTTTTTTAGTCTTTTCAAGTCTTTCATTCCAGAGAATGGCAGCTCGAACGCAGTAAAAAATCACCGCAACCAAAACAAAATTGATTGCCAAAAAGACAATAAGCCCTTTGATTATTTCCATAAAAACCTCCATACCCCCAGCTTAGTAAGTATTTTCCCAATGGCAATATTTTTGCCACGTCGGGCTAACTTTGTGGGGCTTGATAGTTTGCTCGCAGTATTTGCGATGCGGGCAGTCTTGTAAAGCAAATTAACTATGTTAATTGTTTATAAAGTTTCTCTAAAACTTTCTCCGCTATTTTTTTGTGAGCGTCGAATGCGTCCTCTTGATCTAATGTCTGGGTGTAGTCAATCAGCGCAGCTTCAAGAATAATCATTTCGTATCCCTCGAAACTTACTGCTGGTTTAAGTTGTGTATCTTCTGGCATTTATGCCTCTCTGCCTTTAATCGGCTGTAAAAGTATTTTGTTTACTACTGCCGGCCTTCTTGCGATGGCCTCATCAACAATTCGTTGCATCTCTTCTTTGCCTACCTTGTATTCAATCCAAGAGTGACAGCCTTCACATGCCTTCACAACTCGGATCAACTCACCGGGAAGTAAGTCGTTTCTCTTCTTCGCGTGTGCGTAGGCCACCGCAAATCCGTTGTGCTTACCCGGTATATTCAGCTCGCACCGCTCAATCTGTACCGCGTAAAACCGCTGATTGAGGATTCTGCGGGTGTTGTCCCACTCCGTGGTTTTCTTGCCCTTTTTCAGGGGCTTGCGTGGCTTGACGCTCACGCCCGCGTTCTTCATTGATTTGCCGAACTTCTTGATTGCCTTGTCGGTACTCGTCTCTTTCACAGGCTTTCCCAATTGTTGGCTCTTTGAATAAGCTGGCATACCATTTGCTCCTCATCATTTTTATTCCGGCCAGTATCAGCAACAGGCCAATTAACGCGTCCATCATCCGAAAAACCAGACCACTAAACCAACCAGCACAGCGAGTATCGCCATAACGAGCAATGGGTTTGGTGGTTCTGTTCCCTCGTTGAGGTACAAATTATCTGAGTGCATATTAGCCTCTCTTGGTCAGTTTGTACTGAGCCTTAATCCGAATTGTGTCTCCGTTTTCGTCCTCAATGCTGTCTTGACTAGTTGTTTTCCGGTAACTATCAACATGATCGAATAGTGTGAGTTGTGCGTCTTTCAGTTCGCGCTCCATGTCTTTCGTTTCAGCAACATAGTTGGTGAGGTTGTTGTCAGTAATAACTCTGAGCTTTTCCTCTTTCATCTTGAGTACCAATGCGCGTTGCTCTTCTTTCAACTTGGAATATTCCGCGTCGTTGTCGAGTGCGTTTCGCACAGACTCTTTGCGTAATTTGATCTGTTCTTTGCGTTGCTCAACGTCTGCCATTGTTCTCAGCGTTACGTTGGTAATCGCAACAACATTCTCTGCGCCCGCCGGTCGCACTATTGCTGGAGGTGTAAGTGGGTCGTTCATATTATTTTGCTCCGTGTTCTTTTAAAAACTCAATGGCTTCTTCCATTGCTTCGCCAAGTTCTGGCTGTTTGTCACAAGCTCTAAGCAACGTAACCATACAACCAATCAAAGCAGCTTGACAGCCTTCAGTCATAACGACACCTTGGGCGCTGTTGTTGAACTCAATAACAATCTTTGCTGAGTGTTCGTGGTTTTCTGCTTGCTCTTCTGAAGAATCCTTGTGTTGGCCTTTTAGTTTACTGATGATTGACATATCACTGTCCTTTCATTTTTATAATTGACTCAATTATCTCCTGTATTAAAGACTTGTCAAGTGTTACTTGTATTGTAGGGAAAAACAATAACTGCTATTCTTAATCGCAACTACAAATGTACCCCTCAGGAGTCTCCATGCCCGAGCAACGCCAATACCCCGTTCCATTTAGTACCGAGGTTGCACCCTATCACCCCGAAGTCACCCATCACGTTATAGAACAAAACGAAAACCGCAAACACTGGCAGGAAAACGACACTAACCAGTCTCTTGAACAAATGATGCGCGATGAGTTTCAAGAGTACCTTGAAGCAATGGAAAAATGCCAACTTGGAGATGACCCCTTCTCGTTTGTTTCTGAGGCTGGCGATATGGGCTACCTTTACGTGAAGCGCCGTCGCTCCGGAACTCCTCTGCCAATCGACATTGTGGACATGATGATTCAAGTCGAACGTGATTTGGCCTCGGTGAACATGACAATGGAGGAGTGCATCACCTTCAAAAACTGGCGCAATGATTACAAGTACGTCAGTATGGCAACCAATAACGGCTACCAACCAGATCAGGCAAGATCAATCATTAAAGAGTTTTGGTCGCATATGGGCGGTGATCTCGTTTTCTACTACGCCTACATGATGATGGCCGAAAAGCTCTAAGTGATGTTCAACAATCCAATTTTGTTTTTCGCTGATCGTTTTCATTTTCAAGTAGTCGTCGAGCAAGTGGTTGTATTCAATGGTCGATCCCTCTGGAAGCCCAACACTACCGGCAAAATCAAGAAAGTCTAAGTACTTGCAAACCCTGCACTCTGTGCAAGCGTTCAGGCAAATTGAGTCATTGTTCCAATCACAGTCGAATCTTCTAACTGTTCTGCCGTCTAGTAATGGGTTTATTTTTCTCATTTCTTTACTGAACCCCAACAAGGATTCGTGTCCTGTGGTATGCGCGCAGCTTCATATCGCTCGCACTCTCGGGTGTAGTCGCCGTCTTTGAATGCAAGATAAAACGTGAACAGTAATAACCCGCACAGCGTCAGCATAAAAAACCAAGTTAAAAATCTACTCATAACATCCCTTTCAACTGCTCGACAATCTTAGCAGTGTCCAACACTTCAGCGGTTGGCGTTTGTGTGTCGAATGCTAGGCCGATTTCGTGTTGGCTGTCTGCTAGCGCTAAACCTACTTTGCGGTGGTTTTGTGGTAGTGTTCCTTTTCTCTGCATCTCAACAAAGATCTGCAAAATGGTGAGCGAGTCCGATTGGAACACAATAAAGTCTTTGCTCGTCTTTGGTTTGCCGTCTTTCACAGCAAATACCTCAATAATGTGTCGTGTTATTTTTACGGGTTTGTTCATGTTGTCTCCAGTATTCTTTTCTTGATTTCTTCAGTTGTTAGACAGTTTTTGTTGCTCACACCGGCATAAAAGTCGCAGTCATTTTCTAACTCTCGGTGGTAGATCGGCTTGTGGTTTGAGAATCTAATTTTGTACATTGTGTTTTCTTTATACACAAAGACATACTTTGATACCCTAACCTCGTACACCTTAATGTTCCAGCCGGCTTCTATCATGTCTTTAATAAACAGTAGCCATTTTGCAACCGGATATTTTGTTGTGTACTCTGCAATCCTTTCGTCTACCATTTCCTTTGTAACTTTCCTCGCTCGGTGAAAGTTCTTCTTGAAAGGTAATCGTGTCATAGTAATTCAATCTTGACGTTGCTCCCATTTTTCTCAGTAGGCTCTAAGCGGTGGTTATTGGTCTTAGCGCCAATTTGTAATGCTAATCCGTGGCTCAGGTCGGCCACGCGGTCGTACTTAGCGAATCCGCCACAGTCGGTGATTGTTGCCTCACTGGTCAATCCGTTGTCGAGGTTAGTAACGCGCACCTTGGTGTTGTATCGGATCGTCTTGTCGAGGATCAATTCACAAGGCACGGCAAGTGTCATTGCGTTTTCGTCGAATGGCTGGCCGTTCCCCATGATTTGTTTTTCACCACAACCCAAACATCCAGCGTGTGAATATGAACTCACTTTGCCCATGTAGGTTAGCTTTGGCTCTGGGGTTGGCTCAGAAGCGTGTGCAACTGGAACGATCTTGACTGACGCGCTTTCGGTTGCTTCCTTTGCGCTGTCGGTTGCCGGCGTTGGAGTTCCCACTGGGTTAATCAACTCTCGGCTTCGCTCTTTTACTAAAATAGGTGACTGAATAATGATGGGACTCTGGTAATCGAAGTAATACTTGTTGTAAAAAGCATTTGAGCCTACAACAATGCCCGTCAGCAATGTGATGATTATTCCGGCGGTTGCGCCAATCTTCACAGCAGTCGGTACTTTGAAGTCGAACCCGATGGTGTCGCTTTCAAGTTTTGGTTTAATGTTTTTGAATTGCATACTTATTCTCCATTTTTATATTTTTTAATATGTTTTGATACTAACCGTTAAACATGAGTGCATCGTGTCCAGCATCTCGTCTGGATAGTAAGCTAGGTCGAACTCCTCGCCTCGCTCTTCAATAATTTTTTCCACTCTCAATCTCATGTTTCTCATTGCGGTGTTGTCTCGGTAGTCGATCTCTGGGAAAAACATCTCAACGTCTACCCAGTGTCGGCTTGTTCCTCTACCTAGTTTTACTGATCGCACTCTGTTTTTACCGAATACGTCACTAAGCATTTTTTTATGGTTTTTGTGTTTGGCATATTTATTCTCCATTCTTTTATTATATTAAGTATGCCTCGGTATTAAAGACTTGTCAAGGGTTAATTTACAGAGGTAATCATATATCCGGCTGGTCGTTCTCCGTCGTCGGTTTCCCCTCCAAGCTCTTCTCGCACAATCTCCAGTGTGGTGTTTGGGTCTTTGGCAGCCCCCTTGCGCAATGCATCCTCTGCAATAGCTATGTAGTGCATTGCAACACTTGCACTTACCGGCGTTGGAAGTTTTATTGTTACTTTGGTGGTGATACTTATTTCACTATATTGTTTTGCCATATTACCTTTCAGTCTCCAAGCAATGCTCGTAAAACTTTTGATTGTCCCAACCCTGCTCTTGCAGGTACGCCCATCGCTCCGGCGTAAAATCCCTACTATGGTCGCGGATAAACTCCGGCCGGCACTTTTCTTCTGGTAACTCTGGCGTTGTAGTGCAACCAGTAAGTAGTGCCGAGCCGGCTAGTATGATGATGGCGGTTCTAATTTTCATTGTTATATAACTGCTCTTTTAATGTTCTCATACTGTAAAACAGGTCTTGAGGTACTAGCGCAATTCTCCGCGCGTTGTATTCTTTTACGTCATTTCTCAGGCCTTCCGTGTCTCCAAAAACAAACATCGCTTTGCGTTCGCTTTTGTCCACTGTCTCGAGGGTATAACCAAGGGTAAGCAGTGTTGAGGCTAAATAAATGTCGCTAGTCTTGTACGTCAGTGTCATATTGATCCTTTCGGGCTTTCAATTCTTGTAATTTTTGGCGTACTTCCGCCCCGTGTTTACACTCGTGGGTTCTGGTGATACTGTCCATGCAAGAGCAATAAAATCGCTTTTGGTCTTTACTCCACTGAACTCTGTACCAGTTGCCCGCGTTGGTGTGGCTCTCCACAAAGAAGTCGTATCTTGAAGCCCGCACAATCGTTGCGGAGAGCATTACACTGTTTTGATTCATAAGCTTTCCGCCCCCTTCTCGATGTGCTTCACCAAATCAACCAACTTAACATGCACCTCACTCAATAGGTCTTTGGCCTCTTCGCTTGTAACTTCTGGTTTTGGTAAATGCTTCAAGTACTCCGCCATTGCCAGCAACTTTTCTCGGTCTGGGGCTAGTTTGGCTTTGCGCTCTAGCTCTGCTTTTTTCTTGGCTTCCTCAGCCTCTTTGTGTTTTCGTTCGAGTTCGGCTTTTTCCAAGGCTTCGCGCTTCTCACGTTCTGCCTTCAGTTTTGCTTCCTGCTCGGCTCTGGCCTTTTCCGCAACCTTGCGTTCTGCTTCGAGCTTAGCTTGTTGTTTGGCGCGTTCGATCTTCAGCTTTTCTTCAGCTTTGCGCTTTTCCTCGGCAGCTTTTTTCTCTCTGGCCTCAGCTTCTTTTTTCAGCTTTTCGTTCTCAATTCTGATCTGCTCTTGCTCGAGGTCGTACTTTTCTTTTTTGTTTTTCGCAGCCTCTAAAATGTGGCCGTACTCTAGCTCGTCGGTGTGCAGTGAGATTGGAGTGTGTACCCATCTAGCAAAAGGTGCTAACTCCATCATTCGGTTTCGGTACACCTCTTCTTTACGGGCGTTTTCGGCTCTTTCTTCTTCTGCCTTGCGCTCGGCTTCCTTTTGCGCTTCGTAGGCTTTGCGTGAGTTTTGGAGCAGTTTTTCAAACACCGCTTCATCCATATCGAGCAAGTTAAACACAGTCACATCCTCAACATAATGCCCTAGCATCTCGCGTCGGTCGTTCAGTCGGGTAAGTTTTCGGTTTTCCTCTGCCATCTCCGCAAACTTTTCTTGCTTCTCGAGGTGTTCTTCAACTGGCACAATCAATGCCTTGATAATATTTGCCATACCGTCGATAGCCTTACCCTCGCGCAATGATTGCTCTTTGAGTTCTTTGCGGGTTTTCTCGACGTTCACGCGGATCTCTTTGAGCTGTAAGCGTTTCTGTCTGGCTTGGCTCATCTCGCGTAACTGCTCTTCGTTGGTTACAACAATGCTTTTTGATTCCTCAGCAATCTGTCGTGCCTTCTGGAAGCTGTCGCTAAAACTCTCTATCAAGGTTTTCACTTTATTTTCCTGTAGTCCGCTCTGTTGAGCAATTACTACCAGTTCGTTCTGTGTGTTTGTCATTGTAGTTTCTCCAAAATAGTTTCTAACATTGCTACGCCTTGCACTAAGCCAGCTCTCAGTTTGTTGATGTCTGCCTCGTTGCGCGTAACTCTTTGAATAATCGTGGTGCGCTTAAAGTTCTCGTTGTACACCACGTAGTCCGCCCATTGTCTGCCGGACACCAACATTTGCATTTGCATTTGCCAGTAGTGAGCCGGATCAATCTTCATCTCGTACATGTACCGGGCAAACTTGGCATCATTCATGCACTTAATCTCAACCAACCCATCCTCTGCAATCATGCCGTCTGGTGAACAGCCGATCTTCTCGTCCATCTCAATGAAGGCAATCTCAGTCACTACGTTGCCGGTTTCCAGCTCGTAGTTGTTGCGGGCAATCATCTCTAGGGCGTGTCCGCGTTCGATGTCTTCATTGGTGTACTGCTCTTTCAATTTGCCGGTCATTGTCTCGGCGACCTTTTCAAACACCAGTGTTTCCAGTCCTTTGCCATTGGTTGCAATGGCTTGGGCTGTCGAGGCGGTGAACTTGCCGAGTCGCAATCTCAACCACTCCTCTGTTCCTTGTTGGATGTTAGTGTGCAATTTCATCGAGTTCTCGCTTTCTCTGGGTGTACATCACCTCAATGGCTTTGTGGTATTTGTCGTCGAGTGTTGAGCGTAACCCGTTGGCAATCTTCAACAACTCTTCTTTTGATTGTGCGCCCGTCAGTCGCACTTGGTCGGCTGGCTCTAATGCGGTGAAGTCGTCTCTTACCGCTTCGCCTTCAACCACTTCAATCTGTGAGTATTCGCCCTCGGCGTACACATCGTTGCAGATTCCCCACTCATTGGCGCACTTCTTCAATGCGTCGGTGGTCGCAGCTTTGTAGTCGTCCGCGAGGTCTACTGGTTGGTCGGTTGGGACTTTTACCGGCTTGTTCCAGCGGTTCATTACCGTGTTGCCTTTTTCATCCTTTTTGTCCTCAGTAATAAACTTAATCTCAGCACCACCGAATTGCTCTTTAGTGATCGAGAATGTAGGGTTGAAATGCACCACTAAGCGACCATGCACCCAGAGTTGGTTTCCCTCTCGGCCTTTGTCCACAATCACGAAGTCCCACATGTGTCCAAAAATCTCATTTAATTTTTGTTTAATGTAGTGACCCTTCACGTAGGTGAACTCATTACCACCGCGTCCTTTTCGTTTGTACAAAAACTCTGGCGGGGTTGGTTTTGAAATTACAGAAATCTGTTTGGGTGAAAGTATTGATTTACCAACCGTTAGGTTTTCTGGTAAAACCCTAATGATGGCTTTTTTGTCTGCCTTAACGGGCATATGATCCTCCATTTTTATTTTTATATTATGTTTATTCTGCTCTTATTCTAAGGAGTTGTCAAGGGTTAAATTGTGACGGGCTATAAAGGTCGTTCAGTGGGTTCTGGTAGAACTACCGAGCGACTTTTGTAACCCGCCATTTTCAACACAATACAACAACGGGTGCAAGTTCATTCTGTCAGTTGTCAATAGAACAAACAGGATCAATAGTAATCCTATACTAGCATAGCCTAGTATTTGTGCGACAACTTTCATTTGTGTTTTTCATTTCTTCAAATACTTTCCGAATGTTGCTTCCATGTCCACCACCGTTGCAACCGCGTGTTGGTGTAGCCCTTGTATTGCCTGTGAGCTGTTCCGGTATGACCAAGCCAAACAATCTGCCAGCGCTTGGTAGTCAAAACCTTTTTTAGGTTCTCCGTCCAATACCTTGTCGTTAAAATCGCTCACCGCTTGCTCCCAACCCATTTTGTCTTCACTAATTTTGTAGCCGGCGGTGAATCCTAAAAACTTTGTCGGCTCAAAAATCTTCAATCGGTACACCTTCACTACCAGCTTTTTTGTTTTCGGTTGGTAGTATTTCTTATCATGTAGTCTGATGTCCTCAAAAGGAACTTCTAATAACTGTGGCATATCTCACCTTTCTTTTGTGTAATGTTTTTGTAAGTCTATAAATCCGCCCAATTGCAGGTGCATTGCTTGTACCCTACGTGTTCCATGTGGCCGTACTCCGGCTCACCCAAGTGTTCATACTCTGGCTCTCTCAACTCTCCGCAATTTTGGCATACAGCTTCTAAGTAACACTCGTTGCACATTCTGATGTTCTCGATTGTGTAGCCACAACTTGAACACAGTGGTCGTAAACATAGGTCACAACTGTCAATGGCTTCGGTTTTTGGATCATACGTACAGCCCTCAACTTCCGGCATTCTTGGAGGACAACTAAGATCCATTGTTTTTGCTCGCTCCAATCCGTTTTTCCATGCTTGCGCTGTTTTTTCTGCTTGTCTGTTCATAATGGCCTCACGTAACTTTTATCTCTCGAAAATGTCGATCCGGTTCGGTCGAATTTAATCCGGTAGCTTTTGGGGTAAACTCGTACAACTTCCCCGTCTCCGAAGCAAAAATCATGCACTCGTGTTCCCACGGTAATGAGTTTGTCCAATGCGTCGCGGGTTGCTTGGCGTTTGCGTTCAGCGTCACCCTTCACTTGGGCTTTGCCCGCGTCGATCCAATCAGCCTTCTTGCGCAACTCGTCGGCTTCGGTGAGTAGTTGCAATCCGGCCTCGTATCGGTCAGTGATTCTCGCTCGTCGTTTTGCGAATGGGCTATTGGCCTTTGCTGGTTGGAACATGAATCCGTGGTCGCCATGGTATGACTTAAACTCTTGCATCTTCTGCTCTGCTTGAGCTTCTAACCTGTCAGCTTGAGCGCGGAGTTTGGCGGTGTATCGGTCGCGCTTGGCTTGTCGGTATGCTCTGATCTCTT